GCTATTAACAGAATACAGACCATTTCAAGTAGATAAAAAATTAGCAGAAGCTTATAGATTTAGAATGGGATTACCTGAAAAATTTGGCGGTTGGGCTAAACTAATAACTTCTACCTTCAAAGGTACTGCACGTTCTCTATTTAATTGGATTGCTCTTGATGGTGCTAGATATTTAGGGATAGGAACGCATTTAAAATTTTATATACAATCAGGATCATCTTTTCACGATATTACACCTATAAGAAAAACCGTATCAGGAAGTATAACCTTTACCAAAACAACTAATGGCTCTAGTTCGATAAAAGTAACTGATTCTGGACATGGTGCTAACCCTGGAGATTTTGTAACTTATAGTGGTGCAAGTAGTTTGGGTGGAAACATAACCGCAGCAGTTTTAAATCAAGAGTATCAAATACAATCTATTTCAACTGCAAACGGTAATGAATATTTTATAAATGCAGTTGATACAAGTGGCAACGCTGTAACAGCTAATGCAAGTGATAACACTAGCGGAAGTGCAAATGCTGAGTACCAACTTATAACAGGCTTAGATGTTTTTGTAGAAGGTACTGGTTGGGGTTCTGGTGCTTGGAGTGCAGGTGGTTGGGGATCATCTAGTCCTCTTTCTGCTTCTAACCAACTAAGAATTTGGTCGCAAGATAACTACGGAGAAGATTTAGTTATGGGTGTTAGAGGAGGAGGTATTTTTAGATGGGATGAATCTTCAGGTACAAACACAAGAGCTGTTGAATTAAGTTCAATTACTGGAGCAAATTTAGTTCCAACCAAATGCATTAAAGTTTTAACTTCTGAAACAAATAGACACTTAATAGTTTTAGGAGCAGATCCTATAAGTGCAGGAGCCCGTACGGGTACTTTAGATCCTATGTTGGTTGCCTTTTCTTCCTCAGAAGATTTGTTAGATTTTGAGCCAAGAACAACAAATACCGCAGGTAGTGTAAGGCTTTCATCAGGTTCTCAGATTGTTGGCGGAATAAAAGCTAGGCAAGAAGTTGTTATTTTTACTGATACTTCAATTTACAGCATGACAAATATAGGGCCGCCTTTGGTGTTTGCTATTAACTTAATTGACGAAGCTGCTGGATTGATAGGCCCTAACGCTTGTGTAAATGGGCCAGAGGGTGTTTATTTTATGGGTAAAGATGCTTTTTATGTTTATAAAGGGGCAGTTAGCGAATTACCTTGTACTGTAAAAAATTATGTTTTTTCAGATTTCAATACGGCACAAGCATATAAGACTTTTGCTTTTACCAACAAACAACACTCTGAAATTGGTTGGTTTTATCCTAGTAGTTCTTCTCAAGAGAACGATAGATATGTTATTTACAACTACCAAGAAGCAGTTTGGTATTACGGACAACTTACAAGAACATGTTGGTTAGATACAGGAGTTGTGTCTTATCCACAAGCTACTGCTAATAATTATTTGTATCAGCACGAAATTGGTTTTAATGATGATGGTAGTGAAATGCAAAATGTATTTATTGAGTCTGGTGATTTAGATATACAAGATGGAGAAAACTTTTCTTTTTTAAAAAGGCTAATACCTGATGTTAAGTTTCTTACAAGCGATAGCTCAACTAATGTAAATATAGAAACTAAAGTTAGAAACTTTCCTGGCGACAGCCTTTCTTCCGTAGCAACTTCAACTATCAGCCCAACTACAAAACAATCTCATATAAGAGGTAGAGGAAGGCAAGTGGTTTTTAAAATAAAATCTAATGATGGTGATTCAGGAAATGATGGAGTTGGTTGGAGATTAGGAGATACTAGATTAGACATACAGCCTGATGGCAGAAGATAATGTCCAAATTGTTCAAAACAGCTTTGCCTTTTGCTACAACCGAAGTTTCTCCACAACTTTATAATAGATTAGTAAGAATACTTGAATTAAATGTCGGTAGCTTTGATCCTGATAGGACACCACACTTTACACAAACTGAATTAAATACTTTAGATTTTCAAGAAGGTGATGTAATATGGAATACAACTGTTGGCTCTTTACAAGCTTATTTAGGCAACAGATTTGTTCAGTTAACAGAACCAACTGTAAAAAGTGCTGGTTTTGAACTGCTTGGCTCAGTAGGTACGTTGAAAATAGACGTTAAACTTAGTGGTGGTATTAAAATAGAGTTGTAGCCCCACTATTGCTTATAATAAAATAACAAGATGAATGAACAAATAACTGGTCTTGCAAGTTTAGGAAGATACGAAGATAACAGAATAGCACACGTTGCTGATGGGGAAATGATTGTTCCACCATTAGCTATTTCTTTAGCTACAAAAAGGCAAATATTTAGAGATATGTTAAATCAGGGTATAAACCCTGCTAATTATATTGTGGGTAGCTCTATGGGTATAAACCCTACTACAGGATTGCCTGAGTTCTTTCTAAAAAAACTTGTAAAAGCAGTTGTAAAGCCAGTAAAAAAAATAGTCAAAAGTAAATTATTTAAAAAAATTGCACCTTTAGCAGGAGTTATTGCAGCTCCTTTTACAGGTGGATTATCTGCTGCTTTAATTGGAGGAATAGGCGGGTTAGCTTCAGGAAAAGGTCTCAAAGGTGGAATTTTGGGAGCTCTTGGAGGATTTGGTGCTAGTTCTGCTTTAGGAGCAATCAAAGGAGCTGGTGGATTAGGTTCTGCTCTCAAAGGATTGGGATCTAAAATATCATCTAAATTTGGCGGTATTAAAAGTTTATTTGGGGGAAAAGGTGGTTTAGGTAGTCTTTTAGGAGGCGGAAGTGGAACAGGAGGAATAACAAGTTTACTTGGATCGAGCCAAAATCCTTTAATGACATTAGCAAAAAGTGCAATATCAGGAGACTCTAATCCCTTAAAAACTCTTGCTTTAAATAGAATGGGTAGATCAAGTAATCCATTATTAAGAATGGTTAGTGATGCTTATGGCCAACAAGTAAGCGATCCTAATGATCCAGATGCAATAAATCGTGAGTACGATATTTATAATCAAAATCTCATGAAACAATTTTACGACCAACAAATGAAAAATGCCGCTGCCCTTGCTGTTCCAGCAGGAGCATTAAGTTATTACTCAGCAAGAAAAGAAGCTGACAATCCTTTACAAGATGTAAGAGACACCATTAGACCAGATTTAAGAATGGCTGATGTATATGGCCAAGGTGGTTTTGATTTAGGATTTAGAGGATATTCTGAAGGTGGAGAAGTAGATGATGTTGTGGATAATTTTTTAAGCCAAAGTAAGTTTGGAGGAAACGAAATTTCAACTTTTGTAAAAGGAAATCCAAGATTTACTGAACTGTTAAGGAGTTTGATATTAGCTCCAACACTTAGCGATATGTTAAGCCCTGATGAAAAAACGGCTATGGCAGAAGCTTACGATAGAGATTTAAGAGAAGCTAATAAGTTAGGCTTGATACAATTAGCTAGTGGGTACGACTATCTTCCAGCTAGAAAATTATACAACAATCCTTTCAGACAAAAAGGTTATGCTGAAGGCGGAGAAGTTTTAGATATGAGATTTGGCGGGGAATCTATTGGACCAGGAACAGGAACTTCTGACGACATACCAGCTATGTTATCTGATGGTGAGTTTGTTATGACTGCTTCTGCTAATAATGGTATTGGCGGTTACAAAATTACTAAAGAAAAAGACAGTCTAACTTTAATACCAAGCGGTAAGCCAAATAGAAAAAAAGGTGCACAAAATATGATGAACCTTATGAAAACTTTTGAAAAATATAACGAGGGTAAAGCATAATGAGTTACGGCATACCCACGCTAAGACCTGGGCAAACAGTATCTGACGTTATAGGAGATCCTTATACCCGAAGTTTATATTTTGGCACAAGCACTACTCCTGGTTTTATAAACCAATTACAACAAGTTGCTAGAAAAAGATTTGCTGAACCTCTTCCTGAGTTAAAAATAGCAGACCTTACAGATTTAGAACAGACAGGATTAGACAGATTAAAAAGCGGTATTGGTGGTTACGAAAGATTTTTAACTTCAGGCGAAGATCAACTAAGTGCAATAAGAAATCTACAAGATCCTTTTGCTTTCAGGCAATTTGAAAGTCCTTACCAACAAGCAGTAATTGATCAAGCTACTGAGGATGCAATAAGAGGCTTTGATATGTCTGAGAACCGTAGAAGGTTTAGGGATTTACAAACAGGCGGAGAATCTGCTTTTGGTTCAAGAGCAAGATTAGGTGCACAAGACAGAATGGAAGAATTTAGCAGAGGTTTGACAAAAGAACTTGCAGGTTTAAGACAAGCTGGCTATCAAGACTCTTTGCAAAGAGTTCAAGATCAAATTAACACAAGAAGAAATTTATTTGGAGACTTCAGAAATCTTGCAGGAGATACTCAAAGATTATCTCAGCAGGGAATTCAAAATATTATGAGTATAGGTAGCACTCCTAGAAGAATAGATGACGCTAGAAACTTAGCAGCTTTTAATAGGGCAACCTTACAAAGAAATGATCCTTTGGCTGTTATGCAGGCCTTGAGTCAAATTTTGCCAAATTATTCTCCATCTACAGCTACAGTAGATTCAACATACGGCAGGAGACCAAATCCTACAGCAGTAGGTTTGGGTAGTTTCTTAAATACTTTTTCTCAATTTATGCCTAACTTAAACACATTTGCAAGACCACCTATGGAACCTAGAGTTTATGGTCAAAATCCTAACAATCAGAGCAATCAACAAAATAATCAACCACAAGCTCAAACTGTTCCGCAAAATAATCAGCCTATTTCTGTTTATAATCCTCAAAACAATTCGCAAACACAACCTTATGGATATTATAATCCTGCTCCTCAATATTTCTAATGGCAATAACAGATAGAGAAATGTTTCGACAGACTTCATATAGAAGTCCTAATGTTACTGTAATTGGTGAAAGCGGAGGCGGAGTCAGGCCAGAAGTAAATATACCACCTCCTACTACTGAGATAGATATTGGTGGGTTTGATCAGCCAGAGTTTGAGGTTAATCCTATTATGGATGACATACCCACAGAAACTCCTAATTTAATTACAGATACAGGATTAGGCGAAAACCAAATAAGACTATCTACTGGTGAAATTATTACTGTCGATCCATCAAGTTTATCTAATATTGTAAATTCAGATGATCTTTTTTCTTTAGATGTTTATGGCATGTTAAATAGTCCTGATGTTCTTTTAGGTAGTAATGTAGAAAGAATAGTTAGTCAAGCTTTAGAGAACAGAGGAGGTTCAGCAGGTTTATTTAGAAATCCTATTGTGCCTTACAGGATGGCAAAAGATGTGTTTGCTGAAGGTGGTGAAGAGTTGATGAATTATTATCGTAAAATTTTTGACTTAGCTAAAAAAACTCCAGAAATTTTATCTATATTTAGTCCAGAAGAGGCAGTAAAGTTAAGAGAAACAATAAAAAAAGGAGAAGTTGAGCCTTTTGAAAAAATTGATGATTTATATGTATCGCCAATAGGAGATGAAAAGAAAAGTTTGAAAGATGCTATTTTAAGTGGTTACAGAAGTAGAGAATCTTTAGATGATTTGTATAGAGGTGCTCAATTACAAAGCGAAATTAATTCTTTAGATGTGCCTAGTCAAACTCAAATGGAATCTGATGTAGCCGAAGAATTACCTACAGAAGAAATAGCAGCTAACACTATTGAAACTCAAGAAGATCCAACCATAGTTGCTGATGATATTGATACACAAGCAGATTTAGAAAGAAGAATTAAAGAAGGTCAATCTCAAATGGCTATAAGCAAAATAGATAGAGAGTCTTTGACTGAAAAAGAAAAAGAAGAAAGGATTAGAGAAGATATAGACGAAACTGAATTTGAAGTAAGTAAAGAGCAACAAGATAAATTTTTTGCTGACGAACAAAAGTACATAAAAGATTTAGCTATTGCAGAAACTTTTGGTGGTCAAAAATTCAAAGATTACTTAGGCAGTATAGGTAAACAGTTGGTAAGAACTGGATCATTTATGGGAATACCACTTGGTACAGCAGACTTTGTAGAAAGTGAAGAAGGCAAAAGAGCTGCTGAAGCTGAAGCAGAAATAGAATTAACAAAGGAACAAATAAAACAAACAGGTAAAGATACTGGCCCATCAGTAAAAGATTTAAAAACTATAAAAGATGCTTCAACAGAATTTAATCAACACTCAGGAGATTTTCAAGGTGCAAGAGCAGCAGTAGTTTTGATAGATGAAGTTTTAGCTTTGGTTGATCAAGCTAAACAAGCAGGAGGAGCTCAACTTGGTGGATTACTAGGATATTATGATCTAGCTAAAGATAGTTTATTAGCTGCTTTGAACATACCTAACGAGCCGTCAGCAGCAACCACCGTAGCAAATACTTTGAAAGTATTGCAGAATAGAAATATAAGAGAAATTTTAGGTGAGTCAGGAAGGACTATATCTAACGTAGATAGGGATATAGTAAAAGGTGTTTTTGGTGAATTTACTCTTACAACAAATATAGAAACTGTAGAAAAGAAACTTAAAGAATCAAGAAATGCACTTATAACAAACATGAACAAATACAAAGCTAACATGCAATCAACTTTTGATTTTTTACAAGAAACTGGTCAATATGGACAAAGACAAGCTTTAGCAGGTTCTGATGTTATGATGGATGCAATAAGATTTGATCCTTCGGTAAGGCAATCTAATCAAGGCAAATTAAAAGGAGAAAGTCTTTTAGATAAATTAAATAAAGTAACGGAAATAGATTTATAGTGAAATGCAAAAGTACAAAGTTAATGTTACTGACACAGAATCATTATTGATTGAAGCTGAATCTCCTGATGAAGCAAGAGCTAAAGTAAAAGCGATAATTGCAGAAAGAACTTTAGCTCCACAAGCTGACAATATATTTTTCAATTACGATAGTGGAGTCAAAGATGCAAAGTTTAGATTTGATTTAGGACTTGCAGAAAACGAAGCAGAAAGAGAAAAAATACTTAGTAAGTATGTAGGTAACGAATACGCAGTTGATTCTTCAGGACAGTTAGCTTTGACACCAGAAGGCATGAAAATGCTAGGTCTTGCAGATCAAGTCAGAACCATTAAATTAAAGAATGGCCAGGAACTAGAACAAAACACCGTTATAGACGAAAGGACTTTTGGGTTTAACAGGTATGATCTTGCAGATTTTTCAGGCGTGGTAGGCCCTATATTCGGTAGTGTAATAGCTTTAGTACCTCAACTAAGAGCAGCCAAAGCTTTGGCAAATCTTTTAGGTGGCAGACCTGCTTTGTCTAATATGTTGCTTTCAGGATTGGGCGGAGCTGCGGGTAAAGGTGTTGAAGAGGCTTATGAAATTAATAAAGGCTATCAAGCACAAACTAGAGATGAACTAAGAAATCTTTTAGCTTATGAAGGTGGTTTAGGCTTTGCTGGGCAAGGGCTTGGTGAAGGTCTTTTTAAATTTTATTCTTTACTGTTAGGTAAACAAGCTCCTTTTGACAATTTAAGATTTCAACAACAAGCCATAAAAGGTAGATCTATTTTAGACATTATGAAACTAGATGAGTCTTTAGGTAGAGAGGCTACAGAAAGAGAAATTAAAAAAGCTGTACTAGAGGGTAAAGTAGGTAAAAATGAAGTAAAAGCTTTACCATCACAATCAGCTTTGAATAGAGTTATAGCGGGTAGATTACAAGCTGTTTCAGAAACAGTTCTTGGTAATAAAAGAGTCCTAAGTACCAAAGCTTATCTAAGAGAAGAAATAGACAGATTAAACAGACTTATCAACGGAGAAAACTTTGCTGGTGAAGAATTTGTTAAAGAATCTACTAGAGAGCAGATTACAGGAGCTTTAAGTGCCGCAAGACAAAAATTAAATTCAGCAGAAATTAAAACCAACAAACAAGTAAACAAACTTGTACAAGAACTCATGGAAGGCATAACTTCTGCTGATGATTTTGGAAGTGCTATGAACAGAAAGGAAATAGGAGAATTGTTAGTTAATAGCCTTAACCAATCACACAAAGCAGTAAATGATCAGTTAGAGAGAAATTATATAAGACTAGATAAAATGCTTCTTGCCGTAGGAAAAGACGATCCTGATTTACTTGAAGGCATAACAAGATCTTTAAACGAACATATTTCTGAACATATAGGAAAAATATTACAAGCTTACGGTAGAAAATACGGAAGGAATCGTGTAGAGCAATCAATTCAAGCACCAAGAGAGGTTGATGATCATACCGCAGATGAAATAACAAAATTAATCCGTGGGTTAGAGGAAGATAAAAGATTGATAGATAATGCTTTGGCTTATGAAGATGGTTTTTTGAAGTATTGGGAAGATTTAAATCCAGTTGTGTTTGACAAAAATCCTACAATAGGTAGAGCCATAAAAGAAGAATATAAGTTTGGTAAAAACTTACAACAAATTAGAAACGATTTATCTTCTATGAAAGGGCTAAGAATGAATAGCTTAAATGTTGGAAGAAATACTTCTTTGTTAGACGATATTATAAAGATAATAGATAATCCAGAAGATCCTATTTATAAACCTGGGTTATTAAATATTTTAGAAGATCCAAATAGTTTGATTAAAATGTTTGGCAAAAAAGGAAAGGTAAAAGGCTATATAAATAAAAGATTAGATAAAAAAGCATCTAGAGAAATTTCTGAAGCAGTACAAGAATTAAAAAGAGTAAATTCAGATACAAGAAAAAAATTAGAACCTTTTGATTCTTTAAAAATAAAACAAATTATTGGCGAATCGCAACAAGGTAATTACAACATCAATAGCGTTTATGATGAATTTATATTGTCAGGATCTAAAGACACAAAACCCTTTGAAGATTTTTTTACAGCTATAAGAAATCATGAAAAGTATTTAAGAGATACTTATGGCAACGATAAAAAACTTCTAGCACAAAAACTTGAAAAATTTGGCGGAGAACAACACATAAAAACACAATTACAAAGAAAGATTTTACATGATGCTTGGCGTGAATCTTACGACAAAACAAGTAAGTCTTTAGACTTCAAAAAGTTTGCAGATGAGATATTAAAATTTGATAGGACAAAAGAAGGGAAAATGGAAATTATCTTTGGGCCTAACTATAAAAATATTTTAGACACAGTTATTCAATTAAGAAGAATAACTCCAAGCATGTATAACAAACAACCATTAGAGTTAGAAAAATTAATTAACGATATTGTGGAGACTGATGGCGGACTTAGAGATACTGCTACTGCACAAAGATTTTTGGATGCTTTAAAAAATAAATCTATCGCTGCAAAAGAAAGAATTGCTTTTGAGCAAAATTCTATCATCAAAAGATTAGATGTTTCAGGAACTGACGAGATTGCAGATGTAGTATTCAAACCAAATAGTGCTGCTAACATTCAGATAGTTAAAGATACTGTAGATCCAGAAACATTTGTTGAAATACAACAAGCAAGTTTATCTAAATTATTAAAAGATACTTTTGATCCATCCAAAGAAAAAATTACAGATATATTTAAGCCTGACAGACTAAGAAGAACTTTAGATAGTTATGGAGATTCAACATTAGAGGCTATGTTTGGCAAAGAATCATTAATGGGTTTCAGAGCATTACAAAGAGCTTTAGATGGTTTAACCATAGAAAAGTCAGCAGGTACTCTTGTAGCTGCGGGTATTGCAGTAAACGCTTTAAGCATAGGTATGTTGCCAACTGTTGCAGGATTAGCACTTATGAGACAAGCTTTTTCAAGTCCTAGAATTTTAAATATATTAGCTGCTAAAGATCCTAATTCTATTGGCAGAGCAGTTCAGTTCTTTATAAGGACTGCTAGACAACTTGGCATAAGATTAATTGGGGATGCAGTCTCAGAAGGAAGAGCACAAGCAGAACGTGGCATTGAAAAAGGTCAAGAAGAGTTTCAAAATATACGAAACCAAAATCCAAATGTTAAACCTTTTGAAGAATCTTTAAGAAATTTAAGAGAGCAAAGCCAAAGAGACATTAGAAACTTACAATCAAGCACTTCTTTGCCTGAAGTAGAGCCCGTTAGCGTAGATCCACTCTCCCCTGAAAGATTGGACTTTGCGGAAAGATTGGCTAATAGACCTGTTATTTAACAATCAAATCTAATTTTCTTTTTCTAAATAATTCCATCATGTTTTCATATCCTTTTGGATATATGTCTTTACACATGTGTATCACTTGATAATTTGTATTGTAATGATCGTAAAGATTATCTAAAGATTTAATGTTTGGAATGTTAAAACTTAAAATCTTAAAACAGTCTTTTGCAAAAGTTTCTCTTTCTTTATTTGTAAGCATCTTTAACATTTTCCTCTACCATATTATTTCTAGCTACACCTTTCCATTTTTCAGCAGTTCTCAAACCACCAAGACCAAGTAAAGATAAAGTCAAAGTCATTAACCCTTCTGTATTTAGCACAGGTGGTTGTATTGATGATCCAGAAATAACTACTACCCAATTCATTATAGGAGCTAAGAAAAAGCTCCATAACAAGCCCAAACAAGCCACCCACATGATTGCTGGCCTAGCCCCCGCTACAAACACAGAAGCGTGTTTAGCTTGAGCTAAATTAATTTCATTTTGTTGTTTTGATAACTCAAACATTTGAGTTTTAATTGCATGTTCAAGTTCCATTTTTTTTGTCTTGTCAGGAACTATCTTGTCTAACAAACCTGTTATTGGGCCTAAGAATTTATCAATCATCTGATTCACCTCGTAGTATTTTTTCTAATTTAGCTTTTTTCTCCTCTGTACTATCAACATGTAAATCTTTATCAATTATTTTTTCTAACTTTAAATAATCAATCCTTTGATTTGGAACATATCTCCAAGTATAGCCATCCTTAGCCGTTACGCCAAAGACAGAAGTAGTCATGCCGATTTTAATTACAACAGCCTCCTCTCCATCTAGTTTTACTTTATCGCCTTCTTTAAATTGTGGATTCATTTTAAAGTTTAAACCTTTAATGAAACTTACTGACCAATCCTTTAAGGCTAATCCTGAAATTACTGAAGCAACAAAAATAGACAATTCTAAATAGTATTGCTCTAAGTTCATATAGCATATTCTAAAACCCTATTTCCTCTCTGTCCAAGCCTAATGGCTTTTCTGACAAGCATTTACATATATCTTTTGGAAAGTGCACATAAGGTTCATTATCTTCTTCAAATTTTGGATCCTCTTTCAAATTCATTCTTATATCGTATTCATGTTCAGGATCCCATTGATGATACCAAACGCTATCTTTCATAGCCCAAACAATAATAAAAGGAACTCCACTTGCCCTGGCGAATGATGCACCCTTTCTAAGTTTATTCGCAGACACAATAAAAGTTTCATACTTGGTTGCAGGAAAAGAACGACATTTTACTTCACACCAAAAACAATTATTCTTAGACTCTATCCAATAGTCTAAGCTGTAATTGGTTGGCAACTTATGACAGGTTACTCCCCATAATCCTTCTAAAAAACCTGCTACTCGTTCTTCCCGTTTTTGATCATCTTTGGTTTCTAAACTTGGCGTTTTCATAATTTACCTCATCTAATAATTTCAACTTCCGATTGTGTTTCTATGACTACTCTAGCCCCACAAGACAAAATTGGTTTTTCGTTACCACCATATCTAATAATACTGTCTCCAAGTATTTTGACTTCATGGCAGTAGGTATTATTTTTACCTTGTTTGACTGTAATTACAGGCTCATTAGTATTATTTTTTTTGTTAGATCTAATTTTGTGTTGATTGACGTGTATGTATGTTTTCATAGTTATTCTTCAAAAAAGTTTGGATCGACAGCCACTAATCTTTTAGTTGGCCTTCCTTTTCCTCCCACCTTTACTTCTACCTCTTGAATTTCTCTAGCGTTCATAAGTCTTTCAATAATTTCTTTTACTTCATAAGACTTCATACTTCTAAATAGCTCATGCCTATCTACTTCTCTTTTAGATATACCCTCACCATTTCTTGACCTAATAAATGACAACACTTGTTTAATTTTTGATTCAATCGCTGAACTTGCCACTCTATCTCTACAAGCTTCAATAAAAAGCAAATCGTAGTATCTGACAAAGTCAACACACCATTTCATAATGTCCCCTGGAATCTTTTTTGCTTTGGGATTCTCCGCAAGAGTAACTGAAAGGGATAGTCGCATGGCTTTTTCTCTAGATCTTGATAGTAATGGCTCTAAATTATCTTTCTCAAGTATATCTTGCCTTTTAACGATCTCAGATGCAAAGTCCTGCAGCACTAATTCTGCGTCTTGGTCAAAGTCTAATACGACTTGCTCCAAATCAATATCGGCATTGTCAATAGCCACTTCATAAAAATCATTTATAGGTCGTCTTACATAATTAACCCAATTTACAATTCTTAATGGTGCGTCTCTAAACTTTTTAAGTTGTGCTACTCTTCTTGGCTCTTTTGACTCTACGATTAAAAATCTATTAAGAAAGCCGTCTGCAATCCTTCCGCTATTCAAAGCTTTATAAAAGTTTTTAGGTACCGATAAACCAACTAAAGTTATGTTTGGTTTGTGCGTAACTCTATTCATAAATTGATCTTTGTATTGGTCAGGAACATCCATCAAAGAATAATTATCAGGTCTCAAAGTACCATGACATCTACCCCAAGCTTCCATTAAAGTTTGCAATCCATCTTCTCTGTTAAAATTTTGCTGTCCGCCTATTGACTCCAACCTTTTACCAAACTCATCCATAATTGTAATTTGTGTTGGTCTTTGTCTAAGTATTGAGTGCACAGCTCCACTTGAGGTATAACCATCTCCTACTATCAACTTTGAATGTTGTGATTCGTTCAGTATGGTTTCTACAAATGTTTTTATGTTTTCTTTACCTTGTCCTGATTTAGCAATACACATAAAAAACAAACTAGAAAAATTATTCATATTAGTTCTATAAACTCTGCCACAAGATACTGATGCTAAAGATAAAGCAGCGACCATAGATAATTCAGGTTGTGGTACTTGTGCAATATCTTCGCAAAAGTTATACATGTCTTTTAATAATCCAGGAGGATCATATAGATCTTTTGGCGGTTTTATATTATCAACTGCTTGAACAAACAAAGGAGCTTTTTGATTTTTTCTGTCATGTGTAGATTTCACACTATCTACAACTTGATCAATTTCTCTGATAGTAAGTGGCGGATTGTTATTAGTGTTCCACGACCTTAAAAAGAATTTTGTAAAGTTAAGGTTTACATTTTTAGAAATCATATAACCTGCAATCCTAGCTGCCTGATCATTCCTTGAGCCTTCATTAACCCCATCAAGAGAGAAAGGTACAGTTATATTTTTATCTTTGGCTCCTGACTCTTTAGGTACACCTGTAATTTTGTACCATTCTTTTTCCGTAAAGTCAGGCAGGTCTCCAATATCATGAACACTCCATCCATCAAGAAAAACAGGCTTATAAATTGCACCGTTTGCATGTCTATTGTAAGGAGCAATAATTAATCCGCCTTCTCCTCTAATATCAATAAGCCTTTCTATTGGCGTTTCATTTGTTCTTCTTGTGGCGAAGGTCGTAAAGTTTTGTGGGTTATTGTAGTAGAAGTGCATACCCTTACCCGTAATGACTTTGTAAGGAGTTACTGGCAAATTTTCTTCTACCCAAGTCATAGCTTCGGGAGTATCTGCATCAACAACAATAAACTTACCGCAAACAATAGCAACAACAAGATCATCTCTATCTTTGAACCACTCTTCAACTTTTTCTCTCTCTGGTCTTTTAGTTTTATATTCTTCCCAAGAACCTAAATTTTTTGGAGGCTTTTTATCTTTCCTCTGCAAAGGAATTACACTAAGGCCTTCTTCATAATAAGCCATAGCTAATTCATAGGGAGAGTCCTCCTCTGATAAATTTATTTGAAACATTTAAGATTGAAGATCTTTTATGTTTCCAAATATAGATTCGTAAGTAAGCTTACCCTCTGTCGCTTTTATTATTTGATGAGCTTGTTTAATAGATGGATTTCTATATCCATAACGCCAAGCTTTTATAGACGCTTCAGAACAATCAAAAGTTGTTGCAGACTCCTTCACTCCTAAAAACTCAATATAGTCCTTGAGTGAGTAGTGCTTTACTTTTTTGTTTTGAAACTCTGGCTCATGTCCAGATTTTTTTAGATTTTTAAGTGCTTCATCCGACAGTTTTTTTTGTCGGTGATAATAATTAGCTTTCCAAATTTCATTCATTTTTTTGCTCCTCT